GTCCACTACTGTTGTTATTTTGAATTGAATATTGCCAAGAATGTTACCAGAATCACCCACTAAATCATCCGACCCAGTATGAATAAAAGGGTTAGGGACGATTCTAGTGATTCGGTTACTATGGCCTAAGATTTCATTCTGAGCCTTGTTAGTCATATCTAATATTTGTTCACGGGTAAGATCGGCAGATAACCGACTACTCATGTATGTTACAAAGGCTGATGTTATCATGTATTATCCTATGGTGATATAGAACCTGTGGCTTCTGCTTTATTAGCAAATCTATTTCCAACTTTAACGTCAGGAATTTTTTCAGCTTTACCATTCTTATCCGCTAATGGGACTTCCTGAGTTGCGCCTTTGGGTTCTTTTTTAGTTCTCTTGCTTTTTGGTTTCTTAGCATCATTCATTCTTTTTTGAAATAACGCTTCCATTTCTTCTTCTGTAAAAGATGTTTTCGGTACAATGAGGTCTTCATTAATATCTACATCATTCAAAATTAACATTGATGGTCTAAGTGTTACTTCATTTGTAACTAATTTGGTTTTTTCGGGATTCTTAAAATTGTATTCCTCAACCTCTTCTGTGAATTTCTTTTCTACAGACATGGATCTTAATTTTACACGATTATACTGTGTATCGGGAATAGAAAATTCTCCGCTTGGGGGTATATCCACTTTAAAACCAAGTGAAAGTTCGCCTTTTCTTGTCACGAAGCCTTCGTCCTTCATGCTGGCACTTTTTGGGGCTTGTAATTCAAAACCACCCATTTGAGTGAAGTTTGAGCGTGTCCCATAAAAATTTTGTCTTAATTTAATTTGTTTCATCTTTTCTCCTACCCTTACTTGGGGCTTTGTTAAAAAGAGAGGGCGATATGCCCCCTCCAATTTTTTATGCCGTTATGGTCTGTCTTCGAGCCATAATTGCCATACTACTTTGATTGATTGCTGAAGTATCAGATTCAGAACCAACATCATCAAAAACAGTTCGTGTTACACCGTAACCAGCGAAAGCACCCACACCTACAATTTTCTTGTAGTTTTGAATTTCTTCCTCAAAGTGCAACATTTCGTATTCTGCAACAACATAAGAACCTTTTCCATGTACAAAGCCAACATCGTAGACTGTACCTGTTCCAGAATCTCTATCATCATCATCACCAGCACCTTGATACAATGCAGATAAATTAGCGGAGTTGTCATCAATAACTGGTGCCCTTGGATCTTCATACAAATCCATAGGACCGTAAGAACCGAGATACCATTTATAGGCATTGGAAGCAGCTTCAACTAAGTGTGAATCTTTAAACAATCCAGCAATAGAGTCAGAAGCAGAAGGGTCTTTCAGGCCAATAGCTTGACGAGAAGGAACAGTTACAACATAACGTCCATTATCCATAGGTTTAATTTTCTTCACAGTTGTTATTTGATAGATCAAAGCATTAAGGAATGGTACATCCCAAGCAGCAGAGGCTCCACCAGTAACACCAGCAGCAGAAATATTACTTTCATAAGTAGCGTTGGTTGAATCGTAAACAGGCTGTGCAGATAAAGTCACACCCTTAACAAAGAAATTTTCATTCCATCGTTTAGTTTGAGAAATTGGGGCAACTGTGTTATTGACAGAGTAGCGTTCCAAAAGTCCTTCACGAATGTACTTACCTTTGATTTCTTTATGCCATAAAGAAAGTTGAGGCTGTACTGCTTCAAGGATTTTGTAAGCTTTCTTGTCGTGGGCATCAATCCCATAACGTTCAGTGTTTACAGCTTGAGAAACATCATTTGCGTAAACATTGAGTTCTTTCAACTGTTGATCAATTTCTTGATTGATTTGTTGGTCACGACCTGTTACTCCAGAGCCAGAAAGATTCTTTAAAAATCCAACTGTGTGAAAGTGGGCGGATGGAGCGAGTTTTACCTTCATTCCAATTCCGTCAGGTACGGTTTTTTTGTCATCCGAGAATGTTCCCTCGAAATCTTGATAAACGTCACGGGTCATACTCTCCATTCGGAGAACGTTGTCCCAGGACTGTTGTTCTAATGGTGTTCCGCCTATTCTAAGCATAATTTATTCCTTTTTAAACTCCCCCGAATAACTGATTTTGGATAGCTTTCATCATGGCGACCTGTTGAGGAGTTTTTGGTTCGGGATTAGCTAAAATCCATCGTTCCATAGTTTCCCTAGACATTTCGTCTTTGCCTCCGCCACCAGTTCCATCATCGGGAGATAGTGTTTGAGTTCCATCGGCATTTTCAGCTACTTGCCTTAAAGTGGCACTAGCAGCATTAATACTCGCTTGTTTAATATCATCTGTAACAATTCCATTCTCTTTGCGAAACTTGTAATAAGCAGAATCAAGGTCAGGATGGTTATTATCCCTTTTGTACTTAATAGCACCACTAATCTTCTCGAATTTACCATAGTCGGTATCACTCATTGGAAAAACAAATCCTTCAGACTCTTTTAGGGCCTTGTATTCTTTATCCGTCCTGAATTTATCGACATTTTCTAAGCCACCAATATCTGTAATGAACTTGGCATAGCCAGCGTTTAAAACGGTCATTGATTTTGAGGTCTTAAGTTCGGGGTTTTCAAACTGAAAAGAATCTATTTCCATGAAAACCTTTCGGTTCGCAAGCTCTAAATTTTCAGCCTCTAAGTTTACTTTCTCTGATTCCACGGCAACCCTTTGATTTCGTTCAAGGACTTGAAGCCTATCCTGAGTACTAAGGTTCGTTTGTTCTGAGAAAATTTCCTCACCATTCACTTTCTTGTGTACCGTAGTATCTACAGTATCAAGTTCGCCCAATCGCTTTCTCTTGTTTTCGATTTTTTGATTAAGGTTATTAATTTCATCGTATTTTCTCTTCCGTTCTTGTAAAAATGTTTGATTTTCATCAACCGATTCTACCGTCTGGGTTTGAGTCTCGTTAATTTCGGGCTCCTTAGTTTCCTCCGTTTTAGCTTTCACTTCATCGGATTCTGGGATTTCCTCATTTTCGAGAACGAATCTATCATGGAACTCTCTGGCTACGGCAGGGTCTTTAATATCCTCAAGAGTCATTTCTCCCTTGGCTAATTTCCTGGCAGTTTCGAGTACCATATCTTCCTTATTTTCTGTTTCTTGTGTTTCACTCTGGTCTGGATTTTGTAACATCCTTTGTCTTCTCCCTTTGGTAGCAAATATTTTTGCCCTCTGTTTGAACTCTTGTGGGTAACAATTAGATTGCCCCGTTTAACACCAATTCCCAAGTCACATCATTCTCTTTTGGCCAAAGAAAAAATGCCTTTTCATTGATTCAATTAAAATAAGTCAAAACAACACTCAAAACCAACAATTATGTTGATAAAATGTTAATAGTTTGTGGATAGATTGATTATTTCAGTTGGTTTATATTATTAACGTCAACTGGCAAACTGTTTCCAGGCTCAAGACTTGCACCTTCAACCGAGATTCCGCCACCATCTGCTGGTGTTTGGCCTTCACCCGATGGACCAAGCCCACCATTAGGTTGTTGTTGTGGGGCCGATAATTGCTCTTTCTGTTGATTAAACTGAGCTATTCCAAATTCATTCTGTGAAATTTCAGCCTCAACTCTAGTTCCCTGTAATCTAATGAAGATTTCAGAGTTTTCTTTAGCTTGTCTAACATCATCATCAGGTATATTTGGAAGTAGGCTAATCATTCTTTCCTCAATAAAGGATTGATTGATTGGATTCTTAATCAATGGCATAATATTAGCATATCTGTCTAAAAGCTCTCTTCGGGCAGTATCACCGTTCTGAGAAACTTTCACAATGATATTATGTCTTCTTATTTGGCTGAAATCATTTATAACTCCACCCTCTTGAGTGGGAACATTAAGGGGGATAGTTCCATTTAAGTCTGGAATAAACATTTCTCTTGGTGCGCCTGAGTATAATTGTTTAGCAAAAAAGAACCAAGTTTCCCCGAGGTCTTCTTGATATTCCTGAAGAGATAATCTCATAGGCTCTAAAGCTACGAGTGCCTGACCTCTTTTTGCTTCAAATAATTTAGAACTTTCTCCGCTTCTCTCAGTTTCACCACTAATTGCGGGAACCACTGGAGTAACTTCACTCATCATATTAAATGCTCTATCAGCAGATGTGTGTAAATCGTTTGGAACTTCACCTCTAGGTCGAGAGGCTATGCCCATTCTACTTTGAGATAATTTACCAGAACCAACCTTATAAGTTTCGCCTGGCACATTTTTAGTCTGAACGTATCTGTCGTATTCTGTTGGATCGGAAAAGAAATCTTCTTCTACAAATTCAGCACCATTCGCTGCCGATGTTTGCCAGTGAGTAAATGTTGACTCTCTTTTATTATACATTTCCTGAAGGTCTTTAGATGTATCAACTACACCCTGAACTTCACCATTAACATTTAGTGAGGACCATGTTTTGTATTGGTATGATCCTGTTTGTATTTGATGGTCAGCATCATTCTCTAGTCTTAGATTAAGTGATAACCCAGGTACTATGGTACATACTTTTAGTTTTGAGAACTTGTTTTGTATTACCTTTAGAGATTGACCCCTTAAGGCCATCATGGAGTCCATGTTTTCTTGACTCATATCGGGCAAAGTTGTATTTCTATCTACATCAATTGCACTTCTTTTTATTCCACGCTCAAGCCTTGAAACTTGAATAACGAGAAACCTATGATTAAGTATATCAGTAAATTCGGGTGAATCATCATACAAGCTAGAATAGCTATCATCAGTAGCATCTTCCTGTCTGGTGCTTACTGCTCGATTCCAAATCTTAATTGCATTTTCAATTTCATCGGAACTTTTATTATAAACCAGTTTAATTTCTGGTGGAGTCATCCAAGCATATTGAATGATGTGTTTATTATCATTTACGTTATCGCTTGTCCAATCAGGGTCATACATTATCGTATCGTGATTAATGTATCGGAGTCCTGTTCTACCTAATCTATCATTTTTAAAATCTTTGAATAACTCTACGGTCCCTCTATATATAAGGCCAGCTTGTATTAGCTTTCTGTTAGCTTTTTTCCAACTAGACATATTCTTATCAGTAAGATAAACGTGCTTTAGTAATAGGGAGTCATCATTGGACGCTCCAGTGTTGGGTTCAAAGTCAAATTCATTATCATTACGATAAAAGTTACCCGCTAATGTAAGAACATTCTTCTGGATAAAATTTACTTGGTGTGGGGCGCGACCTTCATCAACTAATTGTTGGTAGGCATCTGGATCCCATTGTTTACCATCTACACCAGAGAACATATCCCAGTTTTTGCGTTCTCTACTTCGCTCCCTTTGATTTCTCCTTCTATACGACCTATAAAGGTTTGCATAAAAGTTTACAACGCTTTCTCCGTCTGGGACTTCTGTTGCCATTAACTTTCTTCGTGTCCTGAATTAGATTCTGTTTTTTCTTTAGACTTTCCAGCTTCCTTGGCCATTTTTTCAAACCAAGATTCCATAAGCTTAAGAGTCTCTTTCAGTGTTTTGGTTACGAATTTTTTATTAGCATACGTCAACTCAAATCCGTTTTGAACCATTTCAATTCTAACATTTGCATCACGATAACCATGATGACTTGTAGCTTCTTCTATAATCCCAACGGGTCTTTCAAATAAAAAGCTTTCACTTCCTGACATCCTAATTCTCCATTAAACTTCTAAGTTCTTTTCCCTCGATAATATCCCCACCTGGGAGCATCACCTTTTTCAACTTAACATCGTCCGTCTTATTCGCAACCTTTAGCGAGGCTATCAATTGCGGTAAAGACAAGACGATTGATTCATCCATTAAGAATTAAGTACAATGGGAATAGCATACTCAACACCACGAATCTCAACCAGCACACTACCAGCATTAGCCATAGTAGTTGCAGATACTCCATCCGTAACCATAGCTTTAAATGCGGTTAAAGTTGAAGCTCCTGATGGTATGTCAAGATTTCCTGTTACGGGATCCAGTTCATCACCGATTTTGGTGTAAATTTTAGCTTGCGTTACTACAGTTTTTGCTGCCATGATAATTTTCCTTTAAATTTTGAATCAAGACTCTTTCCGCTTTAACCTGTCTGAAAACTTTGAATTTCCCAGACACTATGCGGATAACATATTTTTGCCCACACTTTCTACAGAGAACAAGGATTCCATCATCCCTGAGTTCCGCTAAAAATGCTGAGCATTGTACATCCCTGTCGCTTTTCTTTATTTTTACGATATTGGAACATCTTGCTTCCTTTGTTTTCAAAATACCTTTTCCACCTTTTTTGTTTTAGGTTTTAGGTTCATAATGAAATATACAGTTTTTATCAACAACCTATCAACATTTTATCAACATTAATACTTTTGCCATGATTCGATGGAATTTTCAGAATGAAACGATGGGCCACCCTGCGAGAGAATTAAACCATTTTTTTTGTAATTATTGAGTTTTCTGTCGTAAGCTCGAGGCTTTGCATCTGGTTTTTTCTGTAATTGTTGCTTTAATTCGGCACAAATATATTTCAAAACATCTGGACCATCATTATCCTTATCCACTGGTTGCCCGTTTTTATTGTAGAGTAAATCGCCTGTTTGTTGGATTAGAGTTCTGCATCTAGGGTGAATTACAATCCTATCTGTGGTAAATCTGGTTCGTAGCATATCCATTGAGCCGAGTTCATTATATTTTATGGACTTCTGGAAGGTTAAATCAGTGTAGAGTTTGAGTAGGTCCGAAATCGGTTTTTGGCCATGGTGAGCAAAGATAGATGAATCGGCTATTCTTTTCCAAGCCACTTCTGGGGCTCCTACATCCTCCCATTTACGCAACCTTTCCACAATACTACCAGAAATATCAAATACATCCTTTTGGTGCATATATAATTCATCAAAAACATACAGAATATCCTCAAAGGGGTCCCACACCATTTGCAGAAAGACAGCATAATGCTCAAAACCGTGATCATACCCTACAATATACCGATGATTCCACCTTGGCTCAAAGTCAAAAACGTGTTTTCCACCTTCCCTTGAGTCAAAAGTCGGATAAACGAAGCCTTCCCTCTGTAAAAACATATGCTGGATAGTTTCAGGGTATTCCGTGTAAAAATCCACTTCATTATCAAATTGAGTCTTAGTCTCATCTTTCCATTTCTCATTACGGGCAGGGTCAGTCCATAAATTCATAAAGAACAGGTCAACAGCCATAACTCGGCCCTCATCAATTCTTTTTAGCATGGAATTGAACCAAGAACCATTTTTTGAGTTAGAAATCACGACCATTTGACCGTTTGGGTGTTTTTCTATCGCGGGGGAGGCAGATTTCCATATATCGCGCGCGTGTTCAATTGCGCCAGCTTCATCCATGATAATTAATCGAACTGCACTTCTACCACGGGCAGCATCATCTGAAGTTGGGATAGATTCAATTGTGGATCCATTTGAGAAGGTGATAATGTCCTTATATGGTTCCCAAGTACCCCAATCAATCCCCTCTACGGCAGGGAGGGAATTGAGAACGGCTAATACTTTGTCTTTTAGGAAGTATCGGGCTTCTTTTTCATTTCTGGAAATGATAATAATATCGACTTTAGGCTCTGTAATGGCTGTTTTTACTGCCAACATACCAGCAATCACACTTCCGCCCACTTGTCTTGCTTTGGGCCAGAATAATTTACAACAGGTATCTAGTAGATCGCAAAGTTCCCTCTGTTTTGGCCAGAGTACCATTTGTTCTAGTTCGTCTTTCTCGTAATTAAAGAAACTGCAAAATAACTCGATAAATTGAGCTATCCTCATTTTCTTTAATAGCTGGAACGTTTCGTCTTGTTCTTTTGCCATTCTCTTAAATTAATCTTTATCTTGTGGAAGACCAAATTTATTCGTATTATAGTGAGGCATTGCGGGGGTAAGATTTCTACTCCGACCCCCTCCTTTGTTTTGTTAGTTAAGAGATTCCCTTGAAAGAGGGATTCTTTTTATCCACAATCAAGAGTAATAACTTATATTGGAGTATAATATGAGTATTCAGTCAGCAAATAATTCCCTCCGAAACTTTAAGCTTGGTTTATATACTGATTCTAGTGGTATACCCTCTTTTCCTACTGGAATAACACCTTACGCTAGGTGGGACGCTGCTGATACAAGCCCAACAAACATAGTTGAAAGTGGCAATGATGTTTCACAACTTTCGGACAAAGGGCCAAACGGTCACCATTTACTACAAGCAACAGGGCTTGACCAACCGAAAACAGGAACCAGAACTTTAAATGGTTTAAATGTTTTGGACTTTGACGGTTCTAATCACTATCTACAAGTAGCTTTTGGTGAAACTGTATTTCAAGAAAACACTGTTTACATAGTATGTCAAACTGATAATGCAGCAGAACTTCAAAATGCTTTTTATGGTCTTACCTCTGGAACTAGACAATCCTTATATACAAGCTCTAGCACATGGCGGCTAACTGCTGGCGTGGTATCAACATATGGAGCCACAGACATTAACGCTCATATTTTTAAAGTCACTTTTAATGGGTCTAGCTCTAATTTAACTATTGATGGTGTCGCTGGAACTCCTGCAAACGCTGGAAATTTAGATTTAACTGGACTCACTCTTGGCGGTCTTTGGAATGGTACTGTTCCATGGAATGGGATTATAGGAGAGTGTGCTATAATTGAAGGGGCTTTAAGTGTTGATAATGAGGCTTTATTAATGACGTACTTTACTAATAAATGGGGGATTCCAATATGAACACAGTAATCTTCAAAACACAAGCAGAAGCAGAAACACAACAAGCCATTGATTTAGTCTGTTGGATGAAACACCACTCAGGCGCAAAGTATATTGCAGGTACTACACGCTATGCCACACCTAGACTTAGGTTAGATGGTGATTGGGATTATACCGTTTGTCCTCACCAAGACTACACTGATTTTACGCTTGAAGAGTACAGTAGAGATAACTATGCTCAACCTGAAGGACATTAACCTTCTACAATAACAGTAGCGACTGAGGCTGTATCGGCAATAGCACTTACTTTGGAAATATTCATAATTCCAGGGGCGATCTCATAAAATTCACCAGCTTGTATAATTACACCATTTAAAAGTGTAGCAGCATCATCCCCAAAATGAACCGATATAAAATTGGTTGAATCATTATTTTGGACACCCATATAACCTCGACTACCTTTTATGGGGGAAATCTCAGTACTTGAAGTGGTAATTGTTAATGCTCTTGATTCTAATTTCATAATATCCTCATTTTATCGCTATCTAAGTTCCGCCCATGCAGCACTCATAATCACATTGGTAGCAGTCTCTAGGGTTGTTGCCACCAAAGTAAAACAATCGGTGTAAGGTGCAGTAGGGTGGGCACCATTAATATCAAGAGTCAATGGGAATCGGTTTGTTACATCCGATACCGCTTCCGCTTTCTTATCTGTAGATTTTGTCTTTAAGACGATACCACCTGTTATCGCTGTGGCTGCTACATCAAACTCAGTTATACTATCATCATTAACGGAAGAGAAGGATGCCCCAGTGAGAGTGCCCCCATAAACTATTTCAAAGAAACACGCTTTATTGAGAGAAAAGAAATCCATACCATTAGGAATTATAATGCCACGATTAGTAATTCCATTAAATGTGGCTTTTGGTCTAAAACTCATAATTGGCCTACGGGTAGTTACAGAAATAAAGCTGGGTCCGTTAGTTGCAGAGAATTTAATTCCTCTATCCATTTCAAAGCCACCTTCAGATATTACAGAACTACATATAGTTTGAAATGTTCCACCATTAGTACCATCTGTGCCAATTTCATATCGACAAGGTAGGTTGGCTGTGGTCATATAAGGGCCATTTATTATGTTTGCGTGATGGAAGTTGTGAATATGATAGAGTATTCCATTATATTCTAATCCAACTCTAACGGTTCCAACTGAGAGCCATTGAAGATCTATAATTAGGATTTGTGATTTCGCACCATCCAAAGTTAAGCCTGATGGATTATCACTACCACCAACCCCATTCATCTTATCTACATTCCAGCCAGTTTGAGGTACGAGTGTATCAACGGCAGAGCCAGTAACGAAAGACCTGAGTCCTACACTATAAACACCATCTGCACCTTGTTGCCAGTAAACACCATTTTCATCATCATAATATCCATATCTTTTATAAACTCCAGATACGGGTGCGCCAAAATCAGCAGTCATTAATATTTCTTGGGATTTACCAGGTTGATACCTAAAATATTCTCTTGTTTGCCTAATAACAGCATCACTAGCATTAGCTGTGACTGTTAATTCTACCGAAGACTCATTAGGTAGGTGCGCAGTAGATGCGGAGCCTGAAATCTTTTCTTCCCAATATAAACGACCTTTGTCGTATTGTTGTTGAGAGTCAAATAAAGTTACTGGGTTGGATACTCTTTGTCTACCAAAGGCATCAACCATTGTTGGGGAGAAGCTGTCTATTGCAACACTACCTTGCGCCCCTGATTTTAGTGAAAGTCCCATAATAAATAAACTAGTATTTATTTATATGACTTGCTAATTATTATTTTATGAATTAAATTAACCTTAACGATTGACAGGACGAGAAATTCCTTCAAGTAGCGTTCCTTGGGAAAACAGCCTTACTACCAAATAAGTGTTGCGGATTGGCCGAAGGAACCCAGTTAATAGCTGAATCGGGGATGAGTGACTTCTATGAATGGCTTCCCCTAAACTCAAGTTTGCTCTTAATGAGGTATAAAACCCTCGCTCTTATTATGAAGGTATGAGTTGGTGCATTAGAAGGGTTCACCCCTCTTTTGTATCTCATTAAGAATAAACACTTACCTTCATAAACTTAGCGGTGGTAATTAATCATTCCTTAAATCATTCCGTTTCCTAGAGGTGCAAATCCAATAATCAAAATTAGGGCTAAGTTGTAAGAGAGTGGCGATTATCCAATAACAGTGTGAATGAGGTTGGTCCGAGCCACTAATGACCAAAGCATAGTAATCCTATACCGAAAGTTATTCATTCTCTTATCTATTAAATACTAACATATTGACAGGTAAGGGAAAACTCCCTTCGCAGATACCAACCCGAAAGTACTTATTAGTTATTTAGTTAATGGCTTGGTACTACTCTCTT